CCTGGCCAATGTCGTTGGCTCTACGAACTTGGCTTCAACACGACGCGCAACATCCACGCCTAGGGACTGATAATCTCTGTAAAAGTGCTCATTTACAGCTCTGGACACTTCCGTAACGTGTATCAAGCGGGCGGCAAAAGCTTGTGCGACAGGTACACCCACGTGGAGACTGAGCTCACATTGCGCCACACCCCGAAGGTATGGTCCAACAAACGGAAGCTCCCGTAGGTGAGCATGATTGGAGGTCATTTGGCTAATAACCTTGGTCCAATCCCTCACCATGTGCCACCTCCCCGGTGACAGTTCCACTGGTGCACTCTGCCCGAATCTCACGTGCTCTAGGACACGCACAGGATTTTCGAGGACCATCTCGTGGCCCGAGAACGAAAGAGCAAGGGGGGCGAAACACCGCACTACCCGCTCAGAATCACCACCGCGCAAGAAGACTAAAGCGTTGTCGCCATCGACCAGGACGTCGAAGGTAACTTGGAGGTGCCTAAGCACCGCGACAACCACCGCAAGCATGATTATGGTGTTACCCATGCCTGTGTTAAAGTCTCCACTAGCACGTCCTCCTGAGCGGGAGAATCGCACACCACCTTGTGTGGTCCCTTCGTTAACCAACTGCCGAGCCAATAAACGAGCCAGCTCGGGGTCTCCGCTGTGTGCTGCCAAGTACACAGCGAATTCCTGCTGCAGTTGCCAAACATCCACGTGCGCCTCAAAGGCACTACCGTCCACTTCAAACACGACGCAATCGTCCAGGGACTTGAACTTCTTCGCAATCAGTCCCGCCCGCGCCGTGATGTTCAAGCCTTTGGCCACAACCCTGGTATTCGGCCCGTTGAAAAGCCTCCGGGAGGTTAAATAACCCCACAGCCAATGTTCAAAAGGCTTCAGAAAAGAAGCGAGGGCCAAATTGTACCTAGGACTTCTCGGAAATATCATCCTAGGTTTCCCATACTTTTTGTACCCAAACTTCTCCGCTTTTAGAAAAGCGCCCAACAAGGCATCCCGATAGCCAACG